GCGGTGGACAAAGTAGTACCGAAGCGGGATAAGAAATCCGGGGCGCTGAAAGGAGTGCGGCTGGGCGGGCGGTTCTACCTCAAAGGCAGCCCTACCACGCAGCGGTTCAGCACGATCGAAGACATTACGCCGACTGACAACGTACTCCGCATCATGAAGAAAATCTATGATGAAGCGGCGCTTTACATCAGCGGCGAGCGGAGAGAACAAAACCTTTTTAAAACGAGCCAGGATGGTGAGCAGGAGCCAAGCGATGAGCGGGCAAATGAAGAATGATAGATTTTTTTCGATTTTCCGCGAATTGAATTAAATTGAATTAAATTGAATTGGATTGAATTGAAAGGAGAAAGAATTGAACAGCGTAGAAATATCCGGGAACCTCGCAAGAGACCCCGTCGTCAGATCCACTAAGACAGGGAGAGCCGTTGCCACATTTACCGTCGCCTCCAGTCGCCTCTATGTTACGCAGAATGGTGAACAGAAAGAACAGACCGCATGGATCAATGTCGTTGCCTGGGGAGCCATCGCGGAAAGAGTGGCCAACTTCTGTAAGAAAGGAACCTTCGTCTACGTCCATGGCAGCCTGAACACCAGATCCTACGATGACGACAGCGGCCAGAGGCACTGGATCATGGAAGTCGTAGCAGACATCGTAGCTGATCCGAAATGGGGAGAGGGCAAGGCGTCATCCGGAGGAAGCTATTCCGGTGGATATAGCAATGGATCCGGCGGCGCTTCCAATGGCTATGGAAACAATTCCGGCGGGTTCAACCAGTTCGGCCCTTCCAAACCGGAGCAGCGAGAAGAGAGCATGTTCCCTGCGAAAGGGCCGCAGGAAGACATACCATTTTAGGTAAAGAAGAATGATTGAAGAAAATCCATAAGTGGTAAGTATTCGAGGGGGATCAAAGTGAATAGGCAGGAAAGAAGAAGGCTAGGCGTCAAAAAGAAGGATCCCATGGTTTCCATCAAACAGTCAGACGTCAATGCAATGAAACAAGAAGCCACCAAGAAAGGCTGCGAGTTTGCCTTTAACTTGATGCTTGCTATTCCGGCTATGGTCATCCATGACAAGTTCGGAAGCCTGATGAAGAAAGATGGCAGAGTGGAAAAGTTCGTAGACCTCTGCATGAAAGAGTATAAGTGCTATGAAGAGGGATACGTCGGCTTAAAGGAGCTTGCCAAGCTGCTTAAGGATGAAGCCGGAGTCAAAATCAAAGGATGGGAGGCAGAAGAAATCAAGAGATGACCATCGAAGAGAGAGCGGAAGCCCTGGCAAGGAAAGATTTCAATAAACTGAATATTCCGGAAACGGTAAAAAAGAGATCACTACGCAAAAGACGCCAGGGCAAGACGCTAGTCTTCGAAGCAGGAGAACGTGGGATCCTCGTGAGATACTTCATGCGTTGCCAGGGCAGGCACATATCCATGAAGCGCATTGTGACACACTTCCACGATGAAGAATTTGACAATTCTTCCAAACCACCGTAAGATAGTTATGAAATCTCCAGCAGATTTTCGGCATCCGTAAGGAGCCGGTACCTTTTACCCGCATATATCTCGCGGGCAACGATAAAAGATACCGGCTCCTTTTTTGCGTTTTTAGGGGTGAGAGCATGGCCAAAGGGAAATGGGAGAAGTGGATAGAGCCGAATCATCTCTTGATTTTAGGCGCGTGGGCACGTGACGGGCTGACCGACGAAGACATAGCGCACAACATTGGCATTTCCCGCTCCACCCTGAAGGAGTGGAAGAAAAAGATTCCGGCCATATCGGCCACCCTAAATACTAATAAGGCAATAGCCGATATCCGGGTAGAGAATGCCCTCTTCAAAAAAGCGATCGGCTGCACCGTCAAGGAGAAAGTCATTTCCAAAATCAAAAACCCGGACGGCACAGTCACAGAAACAGAGAGAATAGTGGAAAGAGAGCTGCCCCCGGATACAACAGCCGGGATCTTCTGGCTGAAGAACCGGAAACCCAAAGACTGGAGAGATAAGCAGGAAGTCGAGCTCTCCGGGAACGTAGGCATGACAGACGCGCTAAAGAAAGCGAGGGAGCGAGTGAATGAACACCGAAATAGTAAGTGACCTTGCCGGACTGGCGAAAGACCCCCTCAGTTTCGTTTACTGGGCTTTCCCATGGGGCGAAGGACTCCTTACCCATCAGGACGGCCCCGAAGCCTGGCAGAAGGAAATACTGGGCCATATAGGCGAAAACGTATCCCCGGACAAAGTCATTCAGGAAGCCGTCGCCTCAGGCCACGGTATCGGGAAATCCGCTTTGGTATCCTGGCTGATCCTATGGGCGATCTCCACCCACGAGAATACCCGAGGCGTCGTCACTGCAAACACAGAGACACAGCTCCTCACGAAGACATGGCCGGAACTCATGAAATGGCACGCCATGTTCCTTGCAAGAGATTTATTCAAAGTCACCGCCACTTCCATCTTCGCAGCCGAAGACGGCAAGGAAAAGAACTGGCGTATCGACGCCATCCCGTGGTCCGTGGCCAACCCGGAAGCCTTCGCGGGTTTGCATAATCAAGGAAACAGGACCATTCTCATCTTCGACGAAGCCTCTGCCATAGACGATAAGATCTGGGAAGTCGCGGAAGGTGCGCTAAACGACGCCAACACAGAAAGACTTTGGTGCGCCTTCGGGAACCCGACGCGAAACACTGGAAGATTCTACGACTGCTTCCATAAATTCCGTCCCTACTGGCACACCATGCAGGTAGATTCCAGATCCGTCAGATTTTCAGACAAGACAAAGATCTCCCAGTGGGAAGAAGCCTACGGAGCGGACAGCGACTTCTTCAAAGTCCGAGTCACCGGAGACTTCCCGGACGCCTCAGACCTGCAGTTCATCCCATTAGGCCTAGTCAAGAAAGCAGCGCAAAGGAACCTGCATGAAGGGCAATACAAATTCGCCCCCTGCGTCATAGGCGTAGACCCCGCATGGTCCGGCGGAGACGCCACCTCCATCTACCTGCGTCAGGGGCTCTACACAAAGAAACTGGCAAGGATCCTCAAGAATACCAATGACATGACCATAGCCAACATGATCGCCCGTTTCGAAGACCAGTATCACGCAGCAGCCGTCAACATCGATTTAGGATATGGCACCGGCATCTACTCCGCTGGCACCACCATGGGAAGAGCGTGGAACCTCATCTCCTTTGCGGGCTCCTCTCCCGATCCGTCATGCGTCAACATGCGTGCTTACATGTGGTTCGCTATGAAGAAATGGTTCCAGACCGGCGGCGCCATAGAAGCCGACCAGACTTTAATAGACGACCTCACCCATGTGGAAATCAAACCCACCATGGACGGCCGCATTCAGCTCAGGTCCAAAGACGAAATGAAAAAAGATGGCATCCCGTCGCCAAATGACGCCGACGCCTTAGCACTGACCTTTGCCGTCCCCGTCGTCAATCGGAAAAGGAACGGCAAGGCCAACACCAGTTACCAGTTATTCTGAAAGGAGACACCATGTGCGGAAACCCATTTAAATCCCCCAAAGTTCCGGCGGCGCAGAAAGTCGATCCGACCGTCACCGACGTAACCAATTCTCAGGTATCAGATAACGACGGGGACACCGAAGCCAGAAAGAGAAAGAAAAAGCAGGGGTTCGCGGCTACACGACTTGCGACGCTGCTGAGTAATGCAGGAAGCAAGGACACCTTAGGATGAATACCATCTTAGCCAGCGCCATGCCCCCGGAAGCCCTTCCGGCGGATGGACAGAACATCAGAGCACCGGACAAGCACGCCGCCCTGTCACGGATCAAACTCTTAAAGAACAAAAGAAACCCCTATATCGAACGATGGAAAGCCATCAGAGACTACGAGCTCCCCTTCTTAGGGGAATTCGATGATACTGACGATGAGACAGACAAAGGCAGAAGACGCGACCTCGCCATCAGCAACGGCGTCGCATGGCTCGCCAATCAGGCCTTCGCAGCCGGTATCATGTCAGGGCTTACACCGCCTTCCCGGCAGTGGTTCAAGTTCGGTTTCTCCTCGGATCAGGAAAACATAGAAGCCGAGAGACTTCTTGACGAACGGCAGGCCATCGTAGAAGCCGTGCTGCACAGATCCAACTTCTACAACACCATCCACGCCTGCTACACAGAGCTTCCCTTCGGGCAGGCGCCTATCGCTGTATTCCCATCACCGGAAAGCGGCGTCCGCTTCCAGGCATTCACCATTGGTTCCTACTACATTGACACATCAGCAGGGAACCGCATCAATACGTTTTCCCGGAAAATCAAAATGAACGCTGATCAGATCGTGCAGCAGTTTGGGAAAGACCATTTGCCAAGGAACGTACAAGACGCGTTCAGCACCCCATCAAGGCGCTACGATATGGCCTTCGACGTGTGGTGGCTCGTCATGCCTAATGACAGCAAAAGGAACGGCCCATCGAATAAGGACATGCCCTTCCAGTCCCTCTATTGGGTAGACGGGCAGGACCCCAATGAAAACGGCGGCTTCCTCTACACCGGAGGCTTTGAAGAATGCCCCGTATTGGTGGCCAGATACCAAGTCACGGGTAACGACTCCTACGGGAAAGGGCCCGGATGGTACGCCGAAGGCGATGCCAAGTCCCTGCAGATTATGAAGAAAGACTTCTTGACCGCGATTGAACTTACCGTCAAACCGCCTTTGACCACGGATGCCAGCACCTATCAGAGCGGCGTCAACTGCTATCCAGGCGGCGTCACTGTCACCAATACCCAAATGGGAGGGCAGGGCATCGTTCCCCTGTTCCAGGCACCGACCAACCTGCAGTGGATGGCGCAGGAAATCCAGAGACTGGAAGACACCATCAAGAGGACCTATAGCGCCGACCTCTTCCTCATGCTCGAATCCATCGACACGCCGCAGATGACCGCGAGGGAAGTCATGGAACGCCAGCAGGAAAAGCTGCAGCAGCTTGGCCCTGTCGTCGAAAGACTCCAGGACGAATTCTTAACCCCCATCATCGAACGGGTTTACAACATCCTTGAGAGAAACAACATCTTCCCGCCCATCCCTGATGAGCTCGCAGCCGAACTCTCCGAAGCCGACGTGAAGATTGAATACATTTCTCCGCTTGCCCAGGCACAGAAGATGAGTGGCCTTGTGAACATTGAACAAGCCCTCGCCTTCGTAGGACAAATGGCGCAGCTCTATCCAGAAGCCCTGAAGATGGTAGATCCATTAGGCACCGTCAAGAAATATTTCGACCTCTTAGGCGCTCCGGCGGCTATGCAGAGAAGCACCGAAGAAGCCCAGCAGCTGATCCAGCAGGAACAGCAGGCCATGATGCAGCAGGAAGAAGAGCAGGAACAGCTCGCGCAGGCGCAGGTACTGGCCCCTGTCGCACAGGCAGCCAAGAACCTATCTGATGCCGCGCAGAACGGGAACCCAGCTCTTCAGAACCTATTAGGCGTCAACGGGCCGGGAGGACCATCCGTATTATGAAACACGCCATCGTAGACCCAAATTCCAGAGACGCCCGCTGGCAGAAATACTTTCAGCAGTGTCAGAAAGACAAAGATAAAGACGCCATCCAGAAAGTCGTCAAGACCGAAGAAGGAAGGTGGATCCTTTCTCGGATCCTCAATATGAGCGGACTCAACACCAGCTCCTACACAGGGAATGCCGAGACCTATTTCCGCGAAGGAAGACGAGAAGTCGGCATCGAAATCACCAACCTGATCCTTGATACCCTAGGCCTCGAAGAAGGACATAAGGCTATCCAAAAGATCGACAAAGATTTCATAGACTTCAAAATCCGGCAGAACCGGATATTCAACAAGGAGGACTGAATATGGATATCCAGAACAATGACATGAACACTGGAACCGATCAGCAGACACCACAGAACACACCGACAGACAATCAGCAGACCCCACAGGGCGCAGAAGCCCAGGGAAACCAGAACCAGCAGACACCGCAGGGGGAAAGCAATCCATCCGGCGGCACCCTGTTATCAGGAGCAGGGAAAGCCACAGGTGCTCCGGACACCTATGACTTTACTGCATCCCTTCCAGAAGGAATGGAACTCGACCAGGACACCGCCGACTCCTTCGGCGAGCTTGCACGAGGCATGAACCTCACCAATGACCAGGCAAACGAACTGGCTAAATTTGGCTACGATTGGGCGGGCAAAGTCGGGGAAGCCTACCAGAAGGCGCAACAGGAAGAAGCAGACGCTAACGCCGCTGCAGCCATGAAAGAACTGGGCAAAGACTTTGAACCAACAGTCGCAAGAGCCGGGGTCCTCATGAACTACCTTGAAAGGCAGATCCCCGGCATCCGAGACTCCTTCGCAGGATCCGCTGTATTCTCATCCCTTCCCATGCTGAAAGCCTTCGCCCTCCTTGGCGATCTGATTTCCGAAGACGGCGGGATCAAGACCAATACAGCAGCCGCCACCAAAGAAGACAATCCATACCCAAATACCGATTGGGAATCATTAAAAAGATAAGGAGATAAACCATGGCAACCATTGGAAACCTTGCACTCAATTTCAATGACCTCCGAAAGCGTCAGGCACCGGACGGCACCATTGATCACATCATCGAAGTATTAAAACAGTCCAACCCCATCATGGACGACATCAAGTGGAAACAGGGCAATTTGCCGACCGGCAACCAGACCACGCAGCGCACCTCCATCCCGACACCGTCCCTCCGCGCCATCAATAAAGGCGTGCAGCCGACCAAGTCCAGCACCAAACAGGTCCGGGACACCTGCTGCATTTTGGAAGCCCGCTCCCGCGTCGACATCGAACTCCTTCAGCTCGAACCCGATCCGCAGGCATTCCGCCGCTCTGAAGACGACGCGCATATCGAAGGCTTCTCTGAAAAAGTCGCCAGCATGATCTTCTACGGCGACTCCGACGAGAACATCGACGAATTTAACGGTTTCGCGAAACGCTACGATCACTTCGGCGGGAACAAAGGAGACTACTCCTATCAGGTCAGAGACGCAGGCGGCAAGACCGATGGCGCCCTTTCCTCCGTCTGGCTTATCGGATGGAGCAACAGCGTCTCTGGCATTTACCCGAAGTACGGTTACGCAGGCCTTAAGATGAGAGACCTCGGAGAACGCACCGTAGAAGACGCAGAAGGCGGCTCCTATCAGGCACTTGAATCTCTCTTCACATGGAAGCCGGGCCTCATGGTGGCAGATCCTCGCATGGTAGCAGCTGTCAGAAACATCGACACCGCTACTCTTCTCAAAGCCACCGACGCGCAGAAGAAGAGCTTCATGGATCAGCTCATTTACGCGAAGAACTCCCTCAGAAGAATCCAGGGCGAAAACATGAAGCTGGGTATCTACGTATCCGAGAAAGTCTACGACTTCCTCGAATCCTACCTCATGGACAAGAACCACGTTCACGTTACCCGTCAGGACTTCGCAAACGGCACTTCTGTACTCGCACTCTTCGGCATCCCGGTATACAAGGAAGACGCCCTGAAGGATACCGAGCCACTCATTACCGAAGCATAAGGAGGACACCATGATCTACGACAAAGAAAACGCATTCATTTTTGATAAAGACGTATCCACCACCCCGGACGTCATCGCAAACGGCATGGGAGGAAACGCAGGCGATGAACTCTTTCTCGCAGCGAAATTCGCCTCTCCACTTACGGCGGCCGCCGTGATCACACTGAAGACGGCAGACGCTGCTGCTCTTGGCAGCGCGGCCACCCTCTGCACACTGACCATCCCGGTAGGCGCACAGAAGGGATTTATCAGAGTCCCCTACGGCGCAAAGAAATTCTACGGCATCTCCGTCACCGGCCCTACCAGCGGCAAGTGCACCATCGCCCTCACACTGGACAGCGAGCTTGAATGAAAGAGATACATATTAACGAGATCGGAAAAGGAAAGCTCGAAGACCTTTCACCCAATGAACTCCGTGCCCTCTGCTGGAAAGAGGGCATCGAGATCAAAGGGGACATAAAGACCAAGAGACAGCTCATCGACCTCATCAAGAAACATTAGGAGAAATCATGTACAGCACAGATATCTGCAACATCGCCCTCTCCTCAATCGGACAGGGGCAGATCGCTTCCATCGACGAAGACAGCGAGGCAGCGCGTCAGTGCAAACTCTACTACGAACTGACAAGAAAAAACCTTCTTTCTTCCTTCCGCTGGGGCTTCGCGGAAAGATCGGAAAAGCTCGCACTAGTAGACACCACCGTCCCGAAATGGGAATTTGCCTATGCACTGCCAAAGAAATGCCTAGTCGTCCGCCAGCTCTACAACAAGAACGGCGACATCATTGAAACGGATGAATCTGCCAAAGATGATACCTATCACGAGTTTCAGATCGCCCTCATGAACGAGAGTCAGAGGATCATCATGGCAGACATCGAAGATGCATGGATGGACTACACCGCAGATATCGAAAACGCTGAACTTTTCGACTCCTCCTTTGCCGAAGCCCTGGCCCACAAATTAGCAAGTCACATTGCCATGCCATTAAGCGGCAGCCAGAACATGGCACAGTCACAGTACCAGCTCTACCAGATTGCCATCCAGCAGGCCATGTACACCTCTGCGATCCAGAACCACCACAAGCCTTCTTATCCCACCAAGTACTTTGATGCAAGGAGGTAACGATGAGAGAAACCATCTATCTCATGCAGTCATCCTTTGCAACCGGCGAAGTTTCCCCTGAAGTCGCCAGCCGCATAGATATGGAGAAATACCAGGCCGCTTTGCTGCAGGCCGAGAACTGCTATATCAGACCTTATGGCGCTGTATACAAAAGGCCCGGATCGATCTATTGCGGCATGGCCAAGAAGAATAAAGTTCGTCTGATTGAATTCAAGTCTACTGTGAACCATGCCTTTCTCCTTGAAGTAGGAGAAGGGTATATCCGCATCTGGAAGGACGGAAAATTTACCAATCAGGAAATCGTGACGCCTTACAAGGAATCCGAACTTCCTAAGCTCCGCACCTGTCAGAGCGCCGACATCATGTACATCGCCTCCGGCACCCATCCCGTCATGCAGCTCAAACACTATTCTGACATCGACTGGCGCTTCGAAGAAATGGTGATGAATAGTCAGTACTTCGATGAGTCCTTAACCGTTAGTAACAACGTGGTAGACCAGATATGGAATAAAGCCGGAACATACGCATGGGAATGCCACAAGACAGGGAACTATGCTGTGACCGTAGCGGGCGGCGGTGGCGGCGGAGCCGATACCGTGAGCCACTACAGAGACAGCAGATACAAAGAGGACGGAAGTACGGTAGAAGCTGCCGGCGGTATCGGCGGGAATGGTGCTGCTGTATCACAGACTGTCTACTGCAAAGAAAATACCACTTACGCCATCACCGTAGGGGACGGGGGAGAAAAAGGATCACCGGGGAATTCCGGCGGAAATTCCACTGCCTTCGGACTCACCGCGCAGGGGGGCGGCGGGGGACAACTGGGTACATTCACCGGTAAAAGAAGGGTAACAGGAAGACCGCACAGAAGCTACATCGTATATACGGGGCATGCGGGTGAAGCAGGCATCTCCTACGGCAATGGCGGGCAGGGAAGTTATAACAAAGGGAATCCAGGGTGGGTGGCCGTCAAATCCATGGATGAGCCCACACTGACTGTCTCCGGCACCGCAGGTGAAGTCACGCTCTCCTCGGATAAACCCTTCTTCTCTGCAGACATGAAAGACATGTGGATGAAGATTTCTCAGGACATCGCTTCCAAGTCCGTCACCGCCAGCGGGGCCATGACCACAGATCCCATACCGGTAGGAAACGGATGGAAGATCATCACCCATGGCACATGGACGGGGCAGGTGGTCATCCAGAAATCCACGAATGGCGGTGAATGGAAAGACTTCAGGACCTACAAATCGAATGACGACAACAACGTCAGCGAATCCGGCACCGTCGATGAAGCAGACAATGTCAAAATGAGACTTGTCACCACTGCAGGTAAAGCCGACCTCACATCGACCGCCTACACCAAGTCCGGCATCATTCAGATCGAAACCGTGAATTCTTCGACCAGCGCCACCTGCCTTGTGAAAAAAGTCATTGGTCAGGCGGGGAAAGTCGACAGCTACTCCTTCGGCGCATGGAACGAAAAATACGGCTATCCAAGGACCGTGGGATTCTTCCAAGATAGATTGATATTCGCCGGGACGAAGACGCAGCCATACGTCCTATGGATGAGCAAGACGGGAGACTACAACAATTTCTCCGTCGAAAAAGCCTCTGGCACCGTGACAGACGACAGCGCCATCTGCCTTTCCTTTATTTCCCGTCAGCAGGCGGAGATCAAGCACGTCTGCCCGGCAAGCGATCTCTTCGTCTTGACCGACTCCAATGAATGGATTGTTTCCGGCGGCAGCACCGTCACACCGTCCAAATGCACCAACAAGGCGCAGACCTTCCGCGGATGCACGGAAGTCGAACCTATCTCCATCGGCAGCCGTCTGATCTACGTGCAGAAACGGTCCCAGACCGTGCGAGACATGGCCTACTCTTTCGAGACCGATTCCTACGACGGCATGGACCTTACCCTTTTAGCCAAGCACCTTTTGAGAGGAAAGACCATCGTAGACGCTGCCTACATGCAGGATCCCGACTCCAGACTGTATTTCGTCCGTTCCGACGGGAAAATCATCTGCCTCGCCTACATCAACGATCAGAAAGTCTATGCATGGTCCCACATCATCACAAAAGGGAAGTATCTTTCCGTCTGCACCGTGGCAGCTGAAGAAACCGACGAAGTCTACACCGCCGTCGAAAGAAACGGTAAAACCTATATCGAGAAGATGGGAACAGACAAAGACTCCCAAGATCCGAAAGACTACATCATGACCGACTGCTCCAAAGTCCTCACCTTTGATGAGCCTGACGATGCAGCGTCAGTCGACTGGATCACCGGGACAGTTTCCGTATTGGCAGACGGGAAATTCTTCGAAGACGTAGAAATCAAAGAAGGGACAGTGACACTTCCCACCAAAGTTTCCTACATGATCATTGGATATCCATATCGTATGACCATCGAACTGCCTAACGTAGAAATCCAGGCACAGAACGGCACCATGCAGGGAAGATATAAAAACGTACGCACCGTTTCCTTAAGACTGCTGCACACCTTAGGCGGCAGTATCGGAAACGGCGTAGGAAGAAATGACACCATCAAGTACGAGGAGCTCTCCAACCAGAAGATCTTCCTCTACACAGGAGATAAAGAAATCACCATACCCAACCAGGGCGTAGAGAAGAACGGGCGAGTCATCATCACCTCTTCCGATCCCTACCCCTTCTATCTGGCAGCATTGATCAGAGGAGTGATCGTCAGTGAATAACAGCTACTACGGCGTGGACATTCGCACCATCGACAGCCTTGCCATGGCCGACCTTTTATCCCAGATCCTCGCGGGAAACATGCGAAAAGAAGACAGAGAAGAATTAGAAGCCCAGGGGCGCATGCCTTATGGCGGCCTCTATGAAAGCATGACAACTTCCATAGAAGCCTACTATGCCATTCATGAGAACATGCCGCTCGCTGCCTTCGGAATCGGCCTATGCCCGGAGGGATGCTCCATCTGGATGCTTGGAACTACTATGTGCGAGCGCCACAAGAAAGCCCTGGTCGCCTGCATGCAAGACTACATCAAGGACAGCTTGAAGAAATACAAAGTCCTTACCAATTACATTTCCAAAGACAACACCAAAGCCCTCCGCGTCATTAAAAAGATGGGAGCCGCCTTTGGGGAAGAAGTAGAAACGGGCGGGAAAACCTTCGTCCAATTTACATTAAAGGAGTAACTATGTGCAGCGTATCCGCCGCCCTGATCGGCTTAACCGCCGCGCAGGGCATCACATCCATGGCCTCTGCTCATCAGCAGGCCAAAGCACAGTCTGCTTATTACAATTCTCAGGCAGAAGCCGCAGAGCAGAACGCGAGAATCGCAGACAAACAGAGAGAGCAGATTTCTGACCAGTACCTGCAGAAACAGCAGCAGCTTGACGCCAGAAGACGATTAGTCATTGGCCAGCATGCGGCAGAAGCAGGAGCAAGCGGCTTCACAAGCTCCGGATCCGTGCAGGACATGGACGCTGCCACGATTGACGAATGGAGAAATTCATCCATGAATCTTTTAGGCAATCAAAGAAATGACACCAAGAGCGCCTACATCAACCAGGTGAATTACATCAACCAGGCAAACAACGCAAGAGCTGCCGCCTACAACGCCAGGCAGCAGGGGAAGCAGGCCATGTTTGGCACCCTCCTTTCCACGGCTGCTTCCATCTACGGCGTAGCCAAGACCTACGGGAATGCAGCTAAACAGTCAGCCTCCGGCGGACTTCACCACCAGGCGGCTATGAGCGGAATGCCGGAGACCATGACAGACCAGGTATATGCCATGAATCAGTACAAGCCGCAGAAACTTTCCTTGACCAAGAGTCCCTACTCGTGGCTAGGTGGTGGCTTCAAGATCGGGAGGTAAAACATGAAGCTCTCTCAATTTTCAGGGAATATCAACAAGAACACCCTGCAGGGGAAAGTCATAAGCGCTGCCACCCTCGAAGGCATGGGAGGAAATACCGCGGGGATGGATATGATGGGGAAAGCCTTAGGGGCTGTTTCCGATACCATCGGTAAAGCGTGGCTGAAGAACCAGAATGATAAAATCTTTGACGCTAAGAACGACTACGAGCAGCGCATCAATTCCCTTATGGACGATGAGAACACCGGCCTTTTCAATACCCATCAGGGCAAGGCTGCCGAGAACCTGCAGAAAGACTACACCGACCAGGAACAGAAGATTTATCAGCAGGTCCTGCAGGATCATGGTATCTCTTCTGATTACGCCGTCCGAGCTTTCGGGGAACAGAGAGCACAGTCACAGACATCGAACTTTCGTATGATCGACAAGTACCAGCGAAAGCAGATGGAAGACTACGCAGGAAATCAGATTTCCTTGATGACCAGCAACATGGTGAACCAGTCCGTCAAAGACCCCGACTCCCTCATCACGAACTTCGGAAGCTGGGAGAAGAATACCACTGCCATTCTGGCAGGCCTCAGCATGGATAGCGCAGCTATTGACGTCAAAATGAAAGCACTGAAGAACGATAAAGCCAAAGAGATCATGCAGTCCTATCTCACAACTGGCGACTACAGCGCGGGGTTAAACGCCATCGCCTACATGAAATCGCAGGGAATAGACGAACCGATACTCAAGGCTTACAAAGACCAGTTCCTTCAGAAGAAAATGACGCGGGAAATTAAAAGCAGCGCCGAAGACTATGTCAAAGGAAGCGGACTGAACCTCACCAATATGACATGGGAACAGTTCCGGGAAGCATGGCATAAAGACCACCCGACGCCGGTCCCTCAAAGGAAAGGCAGCGTCACGGGAAGTCAGATCGCGGAATTTGCCAGAAACAACTACACCGAAGGCGATCAGTGGATGGGAAGCGTCACCAAAGATCCCACCATCCAGTGCGACTCCTGGACCGCCGATGTCTATGCCAAGACCGGCCTTTTCCCGGACGGGACAATCACGCACGGTTCCGACTTCGGGGACGCCTACCACGAAGCGGGCGACGGCTATGAACCACAGCCCGGAGACTTCATTGACGGGGAAAAGCACGTCGGCATTTATTTAGGGAACGGCCAGTACATGGCCAGAAACTCCTCCGGCGGCATCCACATTGGCAGCATGGACGAATGGAATGAATGGTTCGGGAAACCCATTGGCTACGGATCCGTGGCAGAAGCCAGAGGAGAAGCCCCTGACGACATGTCAGACGAAGAACGAGCCGAGCTGCAGGACAAGAGCGACGCCGCCTTAAAGCAGCAGTACGCCGAGATCCGCTCGAACCAGGTGGCCTACATCCAGAGCAGAGTGCAGAACATCACCAAAGGAATCCTCGAAATGGAGCAGAACGGCTCCACACCAGGACAGGCCTATGAGTACGCCGCCGATATCGTGAACAACGATCCCTTGCTGAAGGACTCTTCGGCGGGCGTCACACTCTTAGGCCGTCTGATGAATCAGAAGAGAACCTATGAAAATTCACAGAACAGAGCTGCCAATGTAGGCAGAGGACTTGATACCAGCGGCTGCCTGAAGGAGAAACAGTTCAACGCACTGGAAGGATTTATCGGGACGAAAATCAATTCCATCGAAGACCTCGACAACACCATCAAAGACCTGCAGGAAGAAGGCGTCTACCTCACTGCCGAGCAGGATGCCAAGATTCGGAAAGACGTCATCGACTGCGCAAACGGCGTGGGAACCTTTGCCGTCAAGATCCCGGATGATGATGCCACCATTGCGGCTATGTGCTATACCAATACCTCCGCCGTCACCTCGACAGCGAAAATGCTCATTAAGAGAGAAATTATGGATTTCAAAAACGAACAGGGAAGAGATCCTGATAATGACGAACTCCGTACCATCTACTACGATGTGATCGGGAAAGAGAGCCTCGACAGCACCGGCAAAACGAAAATCGGCGGGATTAACATCTTCGGTGTAAACCTTTTCGGGGATGACTACGAAGCTCCAACCATGAGCAAAGCGCAGGCTTACAACGATCACATCAGGGAAACGTCGCAGGCCGTAGACGAAGATGGAAATCCGAATGGTTTCTACATTGACGTGGACTACGGGAACGGAAAGACTGAGACCAAGTGGGTATCCGATGAACAGATGAGACAGATTTCCAATGGAGAATTAAGCGTATTCGATATTTGAGAGGAATCACAATGGACGAAGAAATTTTAGGAAGCGTGCTGCATGGGATCAAGCCGAAAGACTACACCCCCATAAAGGTGAGACAGACACCGGAATTTAGCGGCATTCAGCTCACCGAAGAACAGCAGGCCAAGAAGGACAATATGGAATCCGTCAAGGATGGAGAAATCCTGCCCTTAGGCGGCTTCGCTGATACCGTAGAAGCCCAGTGGGAATCCGCCAAAGACCTCGTGAAATCCACCGACGTATACAAGAACCTCTTTGGGAACAGCGCACCGGATGATAACCGCCTCGAACAGTCTGAGAAATTAGGAAGTGCGCTAGGCATTGCCCCACAGCTGATTGCCTCCGATCCGGATATGTACAAGGCAGCTGTCACCACCTATGAGAGACAGAGAAACGCAGCCGCACTGAACAACCAGCCATTTTCTGCTAAAACCTTGAATGAACTCTATCCGGAACTCGACACGGAAGACCCCGTGGCCACCACCATTGCCCTGAAGGACTATACCAACATCCTGAAGAACCGCGAAGCAGCAGCGCAGGGCGCGGCGGTTTATACCATGCCGGAAAGCAAGCTCACCGATCTTTCTAACGTCATTGGCTACCTCTACGACACCGGTGCCCATTTTGCGAGCACCGCCTACGAAGCTGGGCAGGCGCTCGACGCACAGAGCGAACTCATGTACAAAGCCTCTATTGGGGAAATCTCCGATGAAGAAGTAGAGAAAGCCATCCCTGGACTCATGAATGCGCAGAAAGCATATAACGCAGAAATCGGGGACTCCTACGTGGCCAAGATTGTAGGGGAAACCATCTCCCAGCTTTCCATGCAGAAGAATATGATCATGCGCGGCGCAGCAGAAATCATCGCTCCGATCGCTCCACTGGCGCAGCCTATCTTAGCTGCTACCAAAACAAACCTGCCGCAGATTGCCACCTTAGGTGCTGCATCTGCAGCGGGTGCCGTAGGAGCCACAGGCGCTGTGGCAGGAGCAACCGTCACAGGAGCGGCCGCACTGACAGGGCTCATTGCCTTAGGCACTGCTTCCGTCTTCACAGGAACCTATAGAGCAGAAGCCGGACAGGCCTATTGGGATTGGCGCACCAAAAAGGATAAAAACGGAAAATCTGTTTATACCCGAGAGCAGGCCATTGGCCATGCCAAGAGAGTCGGAAGGATCAATGCAGCCATTGAAACCGGTGCATGGGAGCTCGCACTCAAGGGCATCACCAAAGTATGGGGGAGTGACGCAGCCAAAGCCGTCATCAAGAACGAAGCCGCCATGAAGAAACTGATCGGCGCAGGGAGAGCAGCCGTAGGAGCTAAAGCCATCGGATACGGTGCGAAACAGTTTGTCAAAGTGGCAGCGCCAGAGATTGCAGAAGAAGGCCTGCAGTCTCTTTCTGCAGATATCGATACAAACCTCTTTGGGAAAGAAACTGTTCCCGTAAGAGAGATGATGGGAAATGCCTTGGACGCCATGATCGAAGCCGTCCCTTCTGTTGTTGGTATGTCGATCGGCGGTGCTGCTTTAGCAGGCGCAGGGGCACATAGAGCCATGAAGAGAATCGCCGGCCTCTCCGAAATGAAAGACGCCGTTATCGAATTCAAACGTGAGAACGAAAGATCCATGCTGCAGAAACTCATGGATCTCCGCTCCGAATCGTCCCTTTACAAAAAAGCACCGGAAACCTACCGGAAGACACTGCAGAACCAGCTCGATCATACCGGCTCCGGCACGCTTTACATCGACGCTTCCGCAGCGGCCGAAAATGAAAAGACACACGATGCCTTAAACAAGCTCGTAGAAGATGGCACGATCACCGCTAAAGAATTAGATGACGCCATCAAGACCGGCAAGCCCTTAGAGGTAGAGACAGGGAAATACATGCAGACCGCCACCCCCGAAACCCATGAAGCCCTTTCCGACTACACCACCATGGACAAAGGAGAAAAAACGATCCATGCTATCCGAGAAGAGCGGCAGCGCATGAAAGACATGATCGACATTGTCACCATGACACGCGAAAAAAGAGAAGCGGCCGCTGCAGAAAAAATCTTGAACGACCACTTCTCCGATGATACCGATATCGGAAGAGAGGATAGAGACACCGCAAGAGAAATTCTTTCCGGCGGCTTGGATCATATCGAAGATACATGCAAGACCATCCTTCAGGAAGCCAAAGACGCATGGGGAAAGCTGACCGGCGTCAAAGAACTCCAGGACTACATGGAACGAAGAAAGACGCAGGACGCCAACACATCCAATGAAAAAGGCGTCGATATGTTCGACGTCGGGGAAGGGAAAGATCGGGTACATCTCAGAGTTTCCAAGAACCCAGATTGGTATCAGGATTTTTACGGGGCATACGGAAGAGCACCAAACCAGCGTGAACTCTACGATATCGCCCAAGAGAAAATCATTACCGAGAATGATAAAGGCGATGAAGAATCCAAAGCGGCCATCGCTGAGATCGAAGAAGCGAAAAAGAGAGTCGAGTCCATCGAGAGAGTGAGTGAGACGCTGAAATCCTTAAACAAGGAAGATCTCATCGCGCAGACACTACTGGATCCCGAGACCTATGAAGAAGCCTACAAGCCGCTTCTTGAAGAAATCAAAGCCGCGGGAAACGGCGCTGTCACCAAAGCTGCACGAGACTCTGCCTTAGTTCTTGCAAAGCTCGCAGAGAACTTCCATAAGAACTACGGCGTGCCATTGAAACTGGCCATGGTAAAAGCGGGGGAAGTCGTGGGAATCCGAGAAGGAGCCTACGGTATGGCGGCGTTTGAAATCAGAAAGGCTGGAGCGACAAAGGTATCACAGCTTCTTGAAAGAATCGACAAAGGAATCAGCCATTCCGCAATTCGTTTTACTGATGACAACGGAGTATCGTGGGCGGGAGAAAGAATCCCACATATTCGAAAGCATTTGACGGATGAAGAAATTCAGGACTTATCAGAACATATCGGAACTATCGAGGACTATGCTCCGTCCGATTGGCAAGATGGAGATTACAAGGGGCAGCATGAAGGTAAACACTATGTAGTCAAAGTAAAAGGAGCCAAAGGCACGTACTACGCAGTACTGTCTTTTGCCGAGAACGGAAAGATTTGGATTGCAACCGCAGTCAATGACAAGCAGTCGAATCAATACAAAAAAGAAATAGGAGCATTCCACGCTGAAATGCTCACCGACAAAGCGGCAGCGTCTGACAGTCACCAGAATGCTCCTATTCCACTTCAGAGTTTACAGGAAAAAATAGGCATTGTCAAGAAAAGCGCCTATCACCAAATGGCTGGAGAATATGCCCACAACGTCCTATCGGGCAAGTCGACAAAGAAGGATATGGCTGAGAAGCAGCTGGACACAGATGAGAAATCCTTCGCAGATAGCGTAGATCGTTTCATGGCAGGAAAGATTTCCACAGATACTATCCAAGTCATGAGGACTCCGCTTGCGATGAGGCTTGTAGGAGCTGAAGTTCTGCCGGTTGAAATTTCTGTATCCGACTTGAAAAAAGTTTTAGTAGACAAGCATACGGATATCACTCCGGACATCATGAAACAAATTCCACGTGCACTTACGGATCCGATGATGATCTTTTCCACATACAGTGGGAAAAACGGAGAAGCGCGCAAGGTGATCGTGCTTGAGCTCAAAGATAAAAACGGGGCTACCATCGTGGTTCCTATGGAATTGGAACACATGAGCGACGGGTATAAAGTCAACCGAATGACAAGCACTTACGGGAAGACGGATAGAAAAACCGGAGAGCCATCGTATGAGTGGTTTAAAAAGCAGCTAGAGGCAGGGAATCTTGAGTATGTCAATAGAAAAAAGGCTACCGACTGGATTTCTACAGAGCAGCCCGATTGGCTCATACCTAAAGAAAAAGTCGATAACCTTTTATCTGCTCCTAATGTAGCAAATGAGGAGGATCTTGTCAAGCTGAAAAGCGAAAATCCAACCTACTACCAGACTGAAGCAGACAAAGACCTCGTCGTCTATCACAATGTTTCTACTGGCAAATTGAGAGAAGCCATCAAGCTGGGCGGCCTCCCGATGCCTTCCCTCGCCATCACGAAGAGGGATATCCCATTCGGGGATTTTGGGGAGATCACGCTGATCGGGGATAAGGACATGATAGATCCACGGAAATCTAGGTCGAACGAAGTCTTTTCCAGAGATGCCTATACCGTGAGAAAACCGGTGGTGAATTATGAAGTGCCGGCGAAGATAGATAGCGATGCTTTTCACAAGAAATACGAAGAGACAAGAAAGTTCCTCAAAAAGAATAGTATTGACGTAGGCGTAATTAACTTTTCCTTCTACGATGGGGAAGAGTCTCTTGCGGCAATGGAAAATAATATCGCAATTAAATACTACTACGTCAAGAATGTTTTAAAGAAAGACATCCCGATAAAAGAGCGGACAGTCACGCCTCCAGTAAGAGGCGAAAGGCTTTTCAAGGAGTATCCAGAACTTATTCATGCGCTTAAATCTTCTAAGGTAAAGAAAGGTGATTTTTCGGAAGTAGACCAAGCGGCTCGACCGTACTTTGACGAAATGAGACAAGATATCGCCATGGGAAAGGGACTAGTGGGACGCCTTAAGCGAGTATTGGCTAAGTGGACAACGAACGGACATATCAATGAGGAGGGAGTAAAAGAGCTCCTTTTACGGCTTTCTGCATACGAGGAAGATAAGAAAAAGAAACCCTACAAAGAGGTGGACAGACAAGATTTTGTAAAGGATTTACGTAAGACCATCGAAGAAGCAGGCATAGAGAGATTCACAGCGTTCGTCCGTTCCGAATTCGATAGCCTTTATAAAGACAGGTATCTTTGGGACAACGGGAAGAAATACGCGTTCAACATTGACAATATTGTCAAGCTGATGAAAAAATACCGCGGTACCAACAACGAAGGGCCAGGCGGTATCAACTACGGCTTCAACAGCTTGCTTGCTTTCCTTTCCAAAAAGTTCACGTCAATTAGGGATATCAAAAACCATGAATCGCTCCTTGCGCCGAACGAGAAAGAACTCGCCAGGTACAAGAAAGCGGAAGACATGTACAATCGCCTGATAGACGAAGCAGCTGAGCTCCGCGGCAGTTACGGCATGGATTTAGACACGGATCTGGCTGGGCTCATGAAGGACACGAGAGATGGGAAGAAAGATCTGCACGGATTCCCGGAAGATAAGAAATTCCTCCAGCACATCAAAGATTTTCTAAAGGAAGCGGACAAGGTAACGACGGACTACTTCGAGGCCAAGCCAGCTAGGAAGGTGACGTTCGACGAATTCTCCGGCGCTGTCATCCCGAAGGGGACATCGGAAGAAACGGTAAACTTTCTGGAATCACAAGGTATCGTGGTCCGTGAATATGACCAGGACGTAGAAGGCGACCGAGAAGCGAAGGCCAAAGAATTAGGCCAGAAGCTGAACGTATATTTTCAAAACAAATATCAGGGATCCTACGACAGAAACGCCAACGTCATTGAGCTTTTCGACGGTGCGAATGAATCCACAGTCATCCATGAAGGCGCCCATATGTTCCTTTCTATGCTTGAGAACATGAGTCAGATGAGCGAAGAGAATGTCGCCACCTACTTCAACGGGGATACGGCGAAAGCACGCGCTGCATTGAAGAGCATGCAAGGCGATCTCTCTGCCATTCGTTCATGGGCCGCCTTTTCCGAAGACCACCTCTCTGAATACAAAGGGACTATTTTAGAGAAGGAATTCACCAAGTATGCCGAAGACATCAGAGCAGGGAAGGCCGGTGCCATGGAACGCTGGATGCAGGAACGCTTTGCCAGGGGCTTCGAGAAATACCTCATGGAAGGGAGCGCACCCACCAAAGAAATGCGGGGCGTCTTCCGACGGTTCAAGAAATGGCTGACCGACATCTACAAGACCGCAAAGAGCTTGGGAAATGTAGAACTTACACCTGAGATCAAAGACATCTTCGATCGTATGATTTCCACAGAAGACGAGATCAACGCATGGGCAGCGCAACGAAAGCTCGAAGCCATTGACAAGACCATTGACGTAAACCAGTCCGAACTGGGCAACCTCAAGGCATGGGCTGAGAGCGTCAAGGACAAAGCTCTGGAGAAAGCCATGAGTTACTACCTTCATATGGTGAGAGAAGAAGCCATCGAAAACTTCAAAGCCTCCATTTCTTCTGAAGAAGAGAGAACCAGCTTCATCGAGTCTCTGGGAGAAGAGAATGAGATCTATCAGATCGAGACCATTTACAACTCCGACACATTCCCTACAAAGAAAGACCGTGACGAATTTCTCCAAATGGCCGGGTTCACAGAAAAAGATCTGAAAGAGAAGCTGAGAGCTGCTGGCGGCACTACGGAAGAACGGTGGAACAAACACATCGAAGAGATGGTGCAGCACTATCGGGAAGAAGCATTAACCCCGGAAGCCATCAGGGGCATGGCCGAAGAAATTCTTCGATCCCCGGAAGGCATGGCCAAGAAGTCCCGCATCGAAGCTATGTTGCTGGAAAAGAAGGTTTCTGCTTATATCCATCTCGTCAATTCTATGCAGATGGAACTCAAACGGTCCAAAGACAAGAAAAAGACCGCGAGAGAAATTCGCAAGCGATTGGGACTTGTTTCCGAAAAAGAAACAACAGAGATCGACAAGCAGACAGATGTGATTGCCAAGTCGGAAGATAAGATCGCAAAGATGGAGAAGCAGAAGAAGCTGCTAAAAGAGCAGCTTGAAAAAGCAAAAGCAGAAGCTGCAGCAGCCAAGGGCGAGAACAAGTCCAGAAAGGAATCACAGACCATTCTGGAAGGAAACATGCGAGCCCTTGAGGCCGAGCTTGAGAAGGAACGCGCCCAAAGAGCAAAGGCCGACAGCACCACAAAAGACGCAGAACTCACCGCTGCTGATCTTGCTGTGCAGCTCCAGACTATGGTAGACGGCCTCAAAGAGTCCAGAGACGCCATGCGCTTCGACATGAGGGAAATCAAAGAGGACGCCAGAAATACATTAGGCGGCGAGAAACTCTCTCACGCCACCAGCTGGCGATGGTGGGAGAATAAGGCGCAGATTGCAGAAGCCCGCGCCATGAAAGCGGCCGCAGGCAATGACTGGGAAGGCGCTGCTTATTGGAAACGTGAGCAGGCACAATGCCTTACCATGGCCAAGTTCGCCAGGGCAAACGAAGAAGAAATCCGTCGCACCCTTCGCGGAGGCGGCGGGAAAGTCACAACAGCGCTTCTTAACGAAAACGGCATGGAGCGCTACGGCATCTTAGGCATCCTGAACCGCATCTCCCGGACGGATAAACCAGTCATGATGAAGGACGACGCACGCTACTTCGTGCAGCACATGGCATACGTCTTAGGCCTCACAAAGAAAGACGGCATCTTGCCTATTGACGAGAGCGGGCAGGAGAGACCTTTCAACTGGCGCTGGCTTGCTGTAGAGATGAATCCCATGCAGGCCATGGACGATGATCGCTATATGGCCGAAGACATCATTCCAGGATGGATGAGAAGCGCCTTCGAAGGCTCTACCTCTTTGAAGCTAAAAGACCTTACCATGGACCAGTTCCGGGAAATGGCAAAAGTCATGAAGGCCGTCTACAAATTAGGCCGAAGAGAGTATGAGGGGAACACCTTAGGAACCTCTTTTGATGACGCGGCACAAAAGATCCACGATGAGATTTTAGGCAACTGGACGCACCGCGTGGCCACTCCGGGACTCAAGAACCAGACCGCCACTAGCCTGGACAGGCTGGGAACAAAAATCCACAGCCTCATCAAGGACATCACACTTCCTGAAATTCTGATCGAACGACTGGGAAAGTCTGCTGCCGAGTATTTCTATAAACCCATGGACAAAGCGGCCGCCCATCTGCGAGAGCTAAAGAGTGCAGCACGAGTCACCTTCCGGAAGAACTTTGCGATCTACTCCAGAAAAGAATGGACCGCCATCCGAAGCAAGAAACTTTACACGATCGGCCTTGATGAAAGAGGGAAGCCTGTATCCTATACCAAGGAGCAGCTCCTCGCCATGGCCTTAAACTTTGGCACCAAGTCCAACAGGGCACGCCTCATAGAGACCTTATGGTTGAGCGATACCTTGAACACCGACGAGAAAACCATCCTTGATATGCTGGATAAGAACCTCACTGATAAGGACTGGGACTTTGTAGAGAAGGTATGGGATCACCTCAATTCCTACTGGGGCGAGAGAAACAAAGTCCAGAATGATCTCTACGGCACGCCCCTAGGGAAAGTTCAGGGCGAAGATTTCACGCTGAAGTCGGGACGTGTCATCCATGGCGCGTACTATAGAATCAAGTACGATCCATTAAGCAGCACGAAGACAAGCAACTTCTCCACAACAGACATCGCCAAGATGGACATGCAGAACATCTCCTCCTTCTCTTTAGGCATGGGGAGCACTAAGCAGCGTGCGGGAGCTTCCGGCGGGCAGAAGCTCCGCCTCGACCTCGACGTATATGTAGAGGCTGTCAATGAAGCCATGCAGCACATCGCCATGCGAGAAGCCACCGTAGACGTCTACAAGCTCCTCAATCGGAAAGAAGTCGTGGCAGCTATCGAAAACACCGCAGGCCCGGAAACCCTTTCTCTGCTGCAGGGATGGGCCAAGGACTGCTGGCACTCCTCGATCAAGGATATGAGCGAATGGGACTCTACCTTAGGCAGAGCCCGGCGGCGCTTCAACTTCACAACGATGGGGTTCCGATTCTCCACAGCTTTACTGAATATCGGGAACATCACCGGCATGATGGAACGGATGGGAGCAGCCAATGCCCTAAAGGCCGTCGGAGATTTCTATTTTCATGGGAACATCGTAGAGCAGCGGCGATTTATTCAAACCAAGTCCACTATGATGAGAGACCGAGGGGCCACCATCGATCGGGATATGTACATGCAGGACAGATTGCCGGTAGGGAAGAACGAGTCCGAGTTCCGCTCCAAGATCGAGCACGGCAAGTATGGCGTCGATACCTTAAACTCCAAGGCCTACTGGCTGATCCAGGCGACAGATGAAATGTTTTCCTTGCCAGAATGGTTATTCACTTACAAGAGAGCCATGGCCGCTATGGAAATCGAAGGCAAGCTCAATAGAGACGAGATGGACGCAGAAGCCGTGAGACTTGCCGACAAAGCTGTGAGAGAGACTTTCGGATCCAATGAGACCAAAGACCAGACCAGCTTTACCAGAAAGAACGGAATTCTTGCACAGATGACCACATTCTATAGTTATACTAACCTTGTTACGAACCAGTTCATCCGCGCGGGGTACGGCTTATATGACAAAGGAGACGTGAAGCCGCTCCTCGCAGCCACGTGGTATTGGTGGATCCTAGGCGCTTTAGTCGAAACAGCCTTACGAGAAATCGGGGACGACTCTGATGATGAAGATAAATGGAAGAAGAAATTCCTCCATGTTGCTGCCTCCGGCGGCCCCATTGGCGGCGTCCCTCTTGTAAGAGAAGCAGTCCCGTGGACAGTAGATTTCTTTACCGGGAAATCCTTCGGATCCGCAGCCCCAGACGCTCCATTCTTTGATACCCTAAAGCACATGGAAAACTTCCTAAGAGCCACCAAGAAAGGTGATCTCATAGAGATGGGGCGAGGAGCCACCAAAGCCATCACAAGGACATCCATACCCGTCCCGGATACCATCACAGACGCCTTCTGGAACTTCATGCGGCTTACTTGCACTGACACGGAATTCACCATGTGGGATTGGTTCAGAAAGTCACTTTGGGATAAGACGCTAAAGGAGAAGAAAAAATGATTCAACGTTTTTATTATCGGCTGATTGATTGCCAGCCATAGACAGACGTAGCGAAACGATTAGAAAGGGAAAAGCATATGATCAACACAAATTCATGTACTAAGGTTCTTGACGTCGGCCGATGAAAGAGAAAAAAAGAGGGTAAAAAATGATAGGTGTCGAAGCGAATCGAATCGTCTATAGGGGTGATGGAATTACAACAAGTTTTCCGTATACCTTTACGGTCCTTGAGAAAGCGGATATTGTTGTGACGCTTGTAGACAAGGAACGTAAGAAAAAGACTCTCACGGGCAATTACTTCATTGATATGGACAAAAAAGAAATTATCTACCCGGGGTATGCGCCCGGAGAAGAACCTGCAGAGGCCGAACGGCCGCCCGTGCTTCCGGAGGGATGGTATCTTGTTATCCAAAGAAAAACGAAAATAGACCAGCAGACAAGCCTCGGGGACAAATGGCCATTCGATGTGACGGAAGATGCACTGGATAAAATCACCAGAATTTTGCAGGATTTAGATACAGACGCTAAGCGGCATTTAGAAGTTTCTATAGAGGCTAGCGGCATAGATCCCATGCTTCCGTCGCCTAAAGCCAACATGGGATTTTACTGGGACGAGACCGGGACAAAGCTTGTAGAGGGCCTAAACCCGAATGCCGCCAGCGAAAGTGCAGCCGCCTCCGCCAGTGCAGCGGCCACCAGCGAGACAAATGCAGCCGCGAGTGCCAATACAGCCAAGGCGTGGTCGATGTCAGATAGTAGTCCAGATGGTGTCTCTGGCAATAAGTCAGCTAAGACATGGGCTGAAGAAGCTAAGACTTCTGCAAGTAACTCAGCGAACAGTGCTAGTGCTTCTAACTCTAGCGCAGAAACAGCAGCGTACTATGCAAATAAAGCTATGAGATATGCAGAAGCACCAAGAGGACAAGCTCCAAATGGAAGCACGTCTGCTAGGGTGTGGGCTGAAATTGCAGGTTCAAAAGCAGATGCTGCTGCCTCGTCTGCTTCTGCGTCTGCTTCTTCGGCTTCTGATGCATCTACCAGTGCTTCTAATGCAAAAATCAGTGAGACAAATGCAGCTAATAGCGCGACTTCCGCCGCGGAGAGTGCGGAAAAGGCCAAAGCCTATATTGCTACAACTTATTCTAAGGCAGAAGTAGATGCTAAGATTCCTACAAAGACTAGCCAACTTACCAATGATTCTGAATTTGTTGATACAGATACTCTAGTAGGGTCTGAACAGAACCTTATAGCTATGATTCCAACAAAAACCAGCCAGCTTACTAATGACGCTGGATATATTACTAAAGCTGACATTACTGAAGGAAGCACCCCAGACCTTACCCCATACATGAAAAAAACTGCAGATAGTGACCTAATGATGGGTGTACATAAACTTATTTTTGGGGCAACAGTAATTTCAGATGACCATAGAAATACAGTACCTATGTTTACTATTGATGCAACAGGAGGAAGAGGGGTAAATATCAAGGGGCCTAGCGTACTTGTAAATGGAATCCATATTGCAACTGAAACAGACCTGAGTGACAAACTAGATAAAACAGGCACGGCAGCTGCTGCAACCAAGGCAACACAAGATGGAGCAGGAAATGTTATTGCAACGACTTACATCAAAACAGTCAATAATTTAAAGCCAGATACTTCTGGCAACGTCAATATTAGTGGCGGAGCTGGAGGAAACATCACCGTTGATTCTGCGTTATCATCGACCAGTACCAACGCAATTCAGAATAGAGTTGTACAGCAAGAATTCACCTCTGTGCGTGCTGCTATTCCAACAAAAGTATCACAGCTGGCAAATGACAGCGGATATCTGACGCAACATCAATCGTTGGACGGCTATGTCAAAAGCGTAAATAACACCAAGCCCGACGCTAGTGGTAACGTAACTATTACTGTTAGTGGTGGCGGGAGTGGTAGTGGAGTAAGCACGTCTACACAGAACACATGGACGGCTAAGCAAAACTTTCAGCACTTAAAATTCAATTTTGAAAGTTTTGCCACATCACGCATCAGCGGCACATACGATAGCCCTTCCAAGTCTGTAGCAGCCTACAATGTAACAGGCGCGCTTACGCTGGATATGTCCACGTTAGCGGGAATGATAGGCAATGGTGATACATCAATATTTACAGCCTACATAGCGTCTAATGGCTCTTATGCATTGAGCATCACTAATGCTGGCACTCTAAAATACGCCGGAAGTGCTGCGGATTTAGCGGTAACAGCCAGCGGTCTACTTTTAAATATCTTTTTGACTAAAAATACTAGTGGTGTCGTGACAAGCATTGCGCAAGCGACAAAGTTATCGTGAGGTGCTTATGGGATTGAATCGTATTTTGATGAAGGCTAATGGTAGTACCATTGAAGGTGACGGCGAATTTATCATGACCATGGGGCAACAAGGTTATCAATATGGCTTTTCTAGGTACAATTCTACTATCGGCGAAATTGAAGGCAACGTGCGGCACGAAGGCAAAACTGTTACTCTTGTGATGTTGTGTTATTATGGTGGTTGGCTTGACTTTGCATTTAATATCGAGGGTGTCACTGGGGGTAAATACAATGTCACTGTTAAAGTAACGTCAACGGAAACAAATGAAAATGTACGCATTGACTTTTCAAGCATTCAGTATCAGAGCTATGTTCCCGGCTTCTATGAATATACGAATAATCTAACTTCTGACGCTGTGCGTATGTTTTCAAAGGCAAACGTAGGTAAGAAGTTTAAGGTCGAAATTATCTTTAACTAAGCAAGGAGCAAATAATGAAAACGTATACATATAAAACAAAGCGCTATGACAACTTTTATGATTTGTCCGAGGCATTAGGCGCAGACGGTGTCTTTATCCCACGCACAATATCTGATACAGACTTGAAAGAGTTTGGCGTTGCTGTAGCAGAAGCAGAAGAGCCGATTGAAAATGTAAAGCAACGCAAAATCATGGAACTGAAGCGTCAGCGTGATGCTGCAGAGGTTGAACCGATTGAATATGACGGGCACCTCTACGATTACGACAGTCAGGCGCGCGACCGTATATCAGCCGCAATTATTTGGCTTGATGCACAGGGAGATGGTGCTAAAATTAGCTGGACCACGGCAGACAATGAAGATGCAGTGGTTACAGCTCAAGACTTGCGTACGATTATCGCCGCTGTTGCTGTGCGTAGTAATGCTTTGCACACAGCGTATAGAGCCGCCAAGGCGCAGGTCGAAGCTGCACAAAGTAAAGCCGAAATCGACACTATTTCTATAAGCGCATAGAGCAGTAGATAAGGAGGAACACAATGAGCAAAAACTATGAAAAAGTAAAACACTACTACGAAGCAGGGCTCTGGAGTAAAGCCAGAGTGTATGCTGTCGTCGGCCGCTGGATCACGGAAGAAGAATATAAAGATATTACAGGAGAAGATTATGTCGTTGGATGAAATCATCGAGACCCAGTCCACCATCATTGACCTGCAGAACCAGCTTATTCGTAAATTCGGCGCAGCGCTGAACCTTGAGCTCTCTTACAACGATGAAGTAGAACGGATCCGGAGGCTTAAAAAAAGACTCAGACAAGAGGAGGGAGACCATGGACTTTAACATACTCTATGAATACACCAGGCAGGGCGTCCGCACACTGTGAGCCTGTTGGTTTGATAAGGCAGCCGCCGCTAGTATCGGGGCTATGCTACAGATGCATGCTGAGCTCATGTGTGCCTTCATCATC